AAAAAGTACTTTTGAAATAGCTGAATTAACACATCAAAATGCAAGAGTAACTAAACAGCTAGCAATGGATGCTGCAGCAGCAGTAACTCATACAGATAGATATAATTCTACATTAAAACAAATTGGCGATAAAGGCAATAAGGTTGTTACTCAGACAATGAAGAGGGATAGAATACAAACAAAGATAGACAACCTAAATAAAGAAGACGTAAAAAACGCCACTTTAATACTTGCACTAGAAAGACAAAGAGATTTAATTGATGAAAGTATATTAACAACACAGCAAGCAATTACACACGAATATCAAAAACAATATAACATATTAAATGCTATAGCTCAACAACAACAGAATGCAGACGCTACTTTAGCTTTTGAAAATATGTATGGTGAGAGAGGCCAGGGTGGATTAAGCATTCTTAAAGGTGCTGCAGGTAGTATTAACCCAAATGCTAAAGCACAGAGAGAAGCCCTTACAAAAGCAGGAGTAACTAGCTTTAAAGGCTTAGAAGATAAGTATAAAACAACTAAAGCGACAGAAGCCGCAGGTGGAGCAGATGCATACGCAAAATACACACCTGAGCAGAAATTAGAAGCTGAAGCTAAATTTGCAGTAGAAGCAGAAAGAGCCGCTACTGCTACTAGACAGGCAGCTAATGCGTCCGCACAAATAGCTATAGAAACAGAACTAGCAAATAGTGTTGCAAGTACTTTAAAACAAGGATTTGTAGATATGTTCCAAGCGTTGATAGATGGATCACAATCTTTCGGAGATGCTATGAAAGGGATTATGTCACAAGTACTTATGGATTTAGCAGCTGCATACTTACAAGCAGCCGCATTAAAAGCGCTAAGTTCTATGGGATTTGGATTACCAGCAAGATATGGGGGCGTATTGTCTCCTTCTGGAAAATCTTTCTCAGGTGGTGGTATTGGTACAGGACCAGAATCAGGTTACTTAGCTACTCTTCACGGTACAGAAGCAGTCGTACCATTAGGAAATGATAGATCTATTCCTGTAGAAATGAGAGGACAGCCAGGCGGAAATACAGTTAATGTTACAGTTAATATGGCAGAAGGTGGTCAATCATCTACTACAGCAACTGGCGACTCACAGATGCAGGGAATGGGCAGAGCTATTGGAAGTTTAGTCCAACAGCATTTACAACAAGAAATGAGACCTGGTGGATTATTAAATCAACAAGGCACAAAAGGTAGAGGTGGATAATGGCACTTGGAATAACACAGAAAAACGGAAGTAATATAAGCGGATTTTCCGCACCAGTAATGTATGATAGAGGAATAGCCGAGACTCCCTCACCTCGTGTACTATCTGTACAGTTTGGCGATGGTTACGAAATGAGAGTTAGAGATGGTATAAATAATACTCCTAGAAAATGGAGTTTGAGTTTTGAAAACAGGACCAAAGCAGATATTGATAATCTATTTGATTTCTTCAATGGACTAGCCTCAGTAGATACCTGTAAACTTGTAGTTCCTTTCGACGGGGGCGAGAGCACCGCAGTAGTAGTTATAGAAGAATATAGTAGAACTTTAACTCATGATGATTACTATGCTCTATCATGTCAAGCAAGAGAGGTATTTGAAGCGTGAGTCAACCAGTAACAGGGACTAACAGTTCCACTTATAATAACAATGCGTTAGTTACCGATCTACAAGGACAACAAGAGACAAGCGGTTTTATTACTGTTTTTGAAGTATTGTTGCCTGACAGCGACATTGGAGGTGCAGGTATAGACAAACTATACTTTCATGATGGAGCAAATGGAACAGCAGATATTACTTGGTATAGTTTATTAGATGAAGATAACTTTGGATCAACTACTTCTTCACACTATGGAACACAAACTTATAGTGCGTTTCCAATAGAGTCAGATGGTTGGGAAGTTAGAGGAAGTGGAACATTACCGCGACCTACTGTAAAGTTTGCTAATATAAATCAATATTGGAGTGCACATCTAAGTAATTTTGATGATTTAGTAGGAGCAAAAGTAATTCGTAGAAGAACACTTGCAAAATACTTAATTGGAGGTGCTAATGCTCAAAATCCTCCTGTAGAATTTAACAGAGATGTTTACTATATTGAAAGAAAAACCAGTGAAACTGCCACTATAGTAGAATTTGAACTAGCAAGTGCATTTGATGTACAAGGCATAAAACTACCTAGAAGAGCTATTATAGCATCACGCTGTCCTTGGAAGTATAAAGATACCGATCAAGGTGGTTGTGATTGGCCTGCAGATAATAGGTACACAATAGACGGATCAGAAAAAACTCTATATTTCGATAAAGATGATAACAGAGTTACTAGTTATAGTACTTGGGCGGGACAAAATGATTTAAATGGTACTGCTTTATATGACGCAACAAGTTATAGTGTAGGAAACTACGTAGAGTACTACAGACCTATAGGAGGCTTAATAGCAGCAAGTGCAGTAGCAGCAGGAAGTGGTGGAACTAATGAAATGACGTATACTGTTGCAACCGGTCATGGTATAACTGCAGGAGAATTTGTAATCGCAAAAGGATTTACTGATGATGACGCAAATGCAAAAGCAGTCCCTTTATTAGTAGAAGCAGTGACTGGTACAACTATTAAAGTACATCGTCCAGATGCTACTATAACAACATCAAGCGGATACTTACAAGCAACTAGAGTTACGTTATATAAATGTATAACAGCGCATACTGTTGCAACAAGTGATGGTGCAGATGATATTATAAGACCTACCAATATATCTTATTGGGAATTTGGAGATGTCTGTGGTAAAAGACTAAATTCTTGTGCTATTAGATATGGACACGATCCTGCAGGAACAGGTGTTTCAAGTATTATTGTTACTAAAGCTAATGGAACTCACGGTGGAGGTTCAGGATATACTTCTGCTCCTACTGTTGTTTTTAGCAGTAATAATGTTGCTGGACAATCTCACGGAGGAAGTGGAGCAGCAGCAACGGCTACTATTAACGTAGGTAGAGTAACTAAAGTAACTATGACATCTCATGGCACAGGGTATACTTCAGCACCTGCAATATCATTTACAGGTGGCGGTGGCTCAGGAGCAGCAGCAACAGCAAATATTAACATAAGAGGTACAAAAAATGTATCTTTACCATTCGGAGGCTTCCCTGGGGCAGCACTTTACTAATGATCGAACCAGTACTAGAAGATATAAAACAATACATTTATGAAAACTCAGATATAGAAGCCTGTGGTTTACTAAGTGTAGAAAGAGGACGCGTAAAATGGAAGCCTTGCAAAAATAAAGCAGAGAATCCAAAAAACGATTTTATTATCGACCCTTTAGACTACAAAGCAGTAGCGGATAAAGGTGATGTTATAGGTGTGGTACATAGCCACCCTGGCTGTGCTCCAACACCAAGTGTGTTAGACCGAGCTGCTTGCGATAGATTAGGAGTTCCGTGGTATATTTTTGGAGAAAATGACGAATGGATAAAATTGGATCCGAGCGGAGAGACTTATGAATTACTGGGAAGACCTTTCGTTTATGGTGTCTATGATTGTTTCACTATCTTAAAAGATTATTTTCTAGAGGAAAACATAATAGTTAATGCACCTGACTATGAGTGGGAATTTTGGGAAAAGGGAAAAAATCTCTATTTGGAGAATTTTGAAAAAGAAGGTTTTGTGAAAGTAACAGATAATAGCCTCCAGATTGGAGACGTCATGTTAATGGCTCTGAATAGTGACATTACCAACCACGCAGGAATCTATGTAGGGAGAGGAAGAATGCTTCATCATGCACCTAATAGACTATCTTGCAGAGATAACTATAATGGAATATGGAAACAGATAACTAGAATGGTAGTTAGACATGAGAGTAAAATATGAAACAAATAATATTAGAAGGAATACTAGGAAAGAAATTTGGGGAAGAATGGAACCTTGACGTTAGCTCGCCTGTAGAAGCTCTACAAGCAATTATGGTACAACGCCCAGGTATGCGTCAATTTCTCATAGACGGAATAGGGGTAGAAGGATATGAAATATACATAGATGATACGGATTGTGAAGTCCCAGAAGAACTACTAATAAATACTCCCGGAGACGGAAAGTATACTTTTGTACCTGTTGTTGCAGGATCAAAAAGTTCAGCACTCATGATGGTATTGGGGTTAACCTTAGTTATTATGACAGGGGGATTCGGAACAGCTGTTGCAGCACCTTTTATGGCATCAGCTGGAACAGGAGCGGCAGCAACAACTATTGCAGGTGGAGCTACTCTTACAACTCTTGGATCTGCAATGTCTTATTTAGGAACAGGGTTATTACTTGGAGGAGCAGCTATGATGCTAGCACCTGATGTACCAGATGGAAACTCATCAGAGAAAGCAGAAAACTACTTATTCAGTGGCCCACAAAATACAGTAAAACAAGGAGAACCAATACCTCTAGTTTATGGCAGAGCAATTGTTGGTTCTAAAACAATATCTGCTTCTGTATTTACTAATACATCAAGACAAAAATTAACAGCAGGAAGAAAAATGGTAGGTATACCAAACTTTAGAACAGACGGAAGTAAATCAGGAAGTGGTGGAACTACTACTGGTTCTGGTGGTTATGATTATAGAGGACGCGGTGGCTATGGAAGAGGGGTATATAGATAATGCCAAAGCAGCACTTAATATCTATTCGAGGCTCTAAAGGAAAAGGAGGAGGCGGAAGCACGTTTGAAGCAGACGATAATATGTTTGCAAGACAGTCTGCCGCATTTATAGATGCTATCGCAGAAGGCCCAATTAAAGGATTAGTCTATGGAGATGCTTCAATCCTTGTTGATGAAGTGCGTCTTAGAAATGTTAATCAATCTACTGGTCGTGTTAGTGCGGCAACCAACTTCAACAATTTTACTGTAATTACAAAAAATGGAGATGCTCAACAAGTAGTTGATGCAGACTTCTTTGCAGAATACCCTAGCGCAGCTTATACACAAGATGTAGGTAGTGCGGAGTTATTAGAAAATGAGCCTCAATATTTTAGTATATCAAGTGGTACATTTGAAAAAAGAGAAACAGACTATGTAAAAATTACTGTATCTACTACGGGTATGTCAGCTATTACAAAGAAAGGCGATAATAAAGGTGATATAAATACTACTTCTGTTTACTTTACTATTGATTTTAATTGGGTCGATAATGATGGTGTTCATCATAACAAGCAGATGTTCGATACTGGCTTCAACGGAAAAGTTAGTGGTAAATACGCACATACTTTCGGTTTTAATATTGAAACTATAAAAAGTAGTTCTACTATCAATGATTGGTCAGTAAAAGTAACTAAACTAGCTAGTAGCCCAGATAGTACCTCTAGTGTAGAAATTCAAAACGCTATCTATATAGACAGCATAGAAGCAGCAATCTGTGATAAACTTGAATACCCATATACTGCATATGTTGGTGGAGTTATTGATGCAGAAGCTTTTAATAGTGTTCCAGCAAGAGGATATGAGATTGATGGTAAGTTAATACAAATTCCAAGTAATCACTACCCTCTAGACTATAATGGACGTAAGTTAGTACTTAGTGATGCTTCAGATTTTGCTGTAGGAGATGTAATTGGTCAAAGTCTTACTGCTTCTGCAATTACAGCAAGTGGAGATGCAGAAGAAGGATATACAGCAACAGCAACAGTAGCAGCACATGGAGTAGCTGTTGGAGAAACTTTTAAAGCAACAATAGCAACAGACGTTTCACAAGATGAAGATTTTTATGAAGGAACTTTTGTTTGTACTGCAACTACTACTACTCAATTTACCTATACATTAAATAAACCCTTTGATGAAAGTGCAGGCGCATATAAAACTTTAACTTCTACGACTTGCGGTGGAAATAAATCCTGCGCTATGTTTAGTGGGGGATTAGTTGATAAGAAAGTAAGTAATACACTCTACCTTAGAAATGTTGCAGCTGAAACAAGTGCTGTAACTGGTACTATTACTAATCAAGACGGAGATTCTGGAACTGTAACTTCTTCAAGTCAAGTATTTATTCCCGCCAACTATAGAAGAAATGCAAGTACCGAAAAACCAGTAGCTGCAGAACAAGATTGGGACGGAACTTTTTATCAGGCTTGGTGTAATAATCCAGCATGGGTATACAATGATTTAGTCACGAATAAAATATATGGACTAGGAAACTATTTATCACAAGAACAAGTAAATAAGTGGGAGTTATTCCAAATTGGCAGATATTGTGATGAACTTGTACCAGCAGGAGTAGCAGCAGCTGACTTATTGAGTATACATTGTACAGATGATGTCAATTATACAGGAGATTCTAGTACTAACCCTACTAATCAGTATGAGCCAAGATTTAGTGCAAACGTAGTTATTGCTGGTAAAAACGAAGCCTTTAAAGTACTTAATGATGTAACAAGTATTTTTAGGGGAATGACTTACTGGCTAAATGGAGAGTCTTATATTGTACAGGATTCCGAGAAAGATCCAGTCTATCAGTTTACAAATGCAAACGTGATAGATGGAGAATTTAAGTACGAAGGAACAGCAAATAAGACAAGAACTAATTCAATTGTTGTTAATTGGAATAATCCACAAGACTACTATAGAAGCAGAGCAGAAATAGTCGAATTAGAAGAAAATTTACAAAAAGATAATGAGTTTATAAAACCAGAAGAAACAACGGCTTTTGGTTGTACGTCTCGAGGTCAAGCAAGAAGGTTGGGTAAATGGAAGTTACTCACAAATAATTGGAATACCAATACTGTATCGTTCGCTACTTCTTTGAACGCAGCCTTTTTGCGACCTGGTGACATCGTACAAGTCATTGACCAAAATAAAGAAGGAAAATCATGGGGTGGTAGAGTATCTACTAGCTCCAGTACTACTGCAATAAATGTAGATAGGAAGCCTACTTCATTTAGTAATACTGGTGTAGAAACAGGTTATGCTGAAGCGGATTATAGACTTTCAATTACTTATGTAGGGTATAAAGCAATTCTTGCACAAGATCAAGCTACAATAGGCAGTACTGCCTATGTACGAGGAGCTCACCTTACAAGTATTGCAACAGAAGAAGCTGCAGCAACACTACAAGACGATAGTGGAGACTTAGTATTTGTTCAATGGACACCATTTACCTTTACTGAAACCCAAACACTTAACGCTGTATCAAATGACGGAAAAACTTTAACAGTAGCTTCTGCTTTCAATGCCGCTCCTTCACAAGACGCAATCTGGGTACTATCTAGAGCAGCATTAGCAACAGGAAAAACTAAAAAAGAAGCGAAACTATTTAGAATAATGGCTGTTTCAGAAAATGCTACTAATGAGTTTGAAATCACAGGATTAGAATATAATGCTAGTAAATTTGATGCAGTAGACAAAAATGAAGCACTTACACAAGACAGGACGATATACTTACCCGACAGTTTTAAAACCGTTCCTGCAGTAGAAAACATTCGAGCTATTCCAGCTATTCGTGCAGG